ATATTCATTGGCATATCGTGAGACTTCCAGCGTTCCTTCAGGAATTCGTACCGGGGAATATAACACCAGTCTTCTGGGGTAAGGGTTGTGGCCAGCAGGTTAAGTGCCTGCATCCTCACTTCTTTGGTAATTAAACTACTTGACCCCTGTGCTTTTACAAGAAAATCACCCTTGATGTCGTTACGAGGATTGTATTCCATGTTCCACGCGTACATGGCACCCATAACTTCGGACGTAAAAGCATCGAAATTACTAACAATATCCTTCAGGGCGATAAGTACGTTGCCGACCTTAATTGACGCTCCACCGACTGTTTCGTTGGTATTGCGCGCCGGCTCTCCAGTTATCCAAGCAGGAAGGCAAGTTTCTTCATCCAGCGTTTCTTTGATCTTATCACGAAGGCCAAGTAATTCCGGCAAGTGAGAATTAAATTGGAGGTCGCGTAGGGCCGGATACTGAGAATCAACTCCATATCCTTCCCGATACCATATTTTCCGGGGATAAAAATTATCAATGTCCTGAGTTTCCAATAAAAGAGATATATTTACTTCTACTTGTGGCCCAGAAATAACGGACGCATTATCCAGTGCCGCTCTCATTGCCCCGGCGTAAGCCAAAGTGCTATGCCGCATTATGCGAATAAGACCTTGGCCAAAAATACTTGTTTCGTCTTTCTCGAAATAGAATAACCGATCTGGGCGCCGGCCATCAGCAATATTGTTTTTATCTTCTTTGATTATCTTGCTTCCAAGAATCCACGCCTCCCCTTCATAGACATTTTCATTGTCGTCTTCCAGTGCCCCCCAGAACTCAAGAACTTCATAGGAATTACTGATTGCCCTGGAGTTCCCCGTCTGCTGTTTATCTTCGGCATCAATGTCCCGTAGTTCCTGTTCGTACTCCTTCATATTGGCATTTCCCTTTGGGTTATCCCTAAGAAATTCCTTAATAACCTCCCCGTCAAAATCTCCTCGTTTGGCTAATTCCTGCATTTCCAACTTGCTCATAACATGGCGAATAAAATAACCGTCTGACTTGTCGGCTTCAGTTACGCTCAAGTCTGGGTAATAATCCCATATTCTCGTTGCCTTCAATACAGGGTATTTCTTTTCTTTTTCTTTCGCAATGAACTCACCGTTTTGGAAATGCCATTCTTTTGTCTTGATCGTCTGAACATGCGGACCGCGAATGATGCCGGTTCCAAAATTAAGCCCTGACTCCAGAACCTTTTTCCCTTCCTGAACATATTTCGTTTCGAGAAGCTGATCATCAATCTCTGACTGCATCTTCTCTGCGGCAATCTGGGCGTATTTTTTAATTGCTGAGGTCATGCGTTTCGAAACTTCGTCTGGGTCAAGAGGAGGAGCCTGCTGACCTTCCGGAACACTCTGTTGTGCCTCTGCCATCATCTGTTGAATCAATTTCTGCCCGAGCATTTGTGCAAGTTCAGGGGCTATCTCTGGCTCCGGCGTACACTCGATAGTGTAATTACGATCAGTAGTCGGGAAAAGCATGTCGTTCAGGCGAGATAAAACAGACTTTACTTTTGACCGAGTAATCTTGGGATAATAGTGGCTATTCCCAGACTCGATCTTTACGTCAGCATCATAAATTCCCTTGAGTTGGCGTAAATCCTCCAGCCACTCAAGTTCTTTCGGGCGCCGGTTTGCTTCGTTTTTGGTGAATTTGTCCCGGAGAGTAGGACCAAGTTTATCTAATCTTTCTTTGCGTTTTTGAACTTCTTCTTCGGTTGCCATAAGTCCTCCTGTTTTTAATGATAATCTTTCCAAGCACTTTCAATTGTTGGATATTTTCTCCATGCGAATAATCCAGCAAACCGTTTAAAATCTTTTTCTTTTTTATTTTGGTGATAGGGCATTATGTAGGGGTCAAATCCATAATCAACAACTTTCTGGAACCGATAAATATCTTCCTCCTCTGTTGTGTTAAATCCGATCAGAATATAAACCGTACCCTTCGGAGCAATCCTTAGCCCCTCCAAAACCGCCCTTTCGTTTTTCATCAAATCCCATGCGTAATGGATTTTCCCCTCAAATCGCGTCTTTTTTAATGCGGCGGCTTTTTCTTCATCAATAAGCCGAAGGTCATAACCATTTTCATCAACTACTGTGAGTTTAGCGTCCCAAATTTCCTCAAAAGTTTCCTTCCATCTTTTGTCGAAAAAGGTGTTGTTATTTAAAAGACAAATTTTAGTAAACTGTGGGTTATGAAAATCATAAATTGAATGATGGTTTGTATCAGGGTGATCACTTTTCCAAACTTTACAGAAATCGCACTTTCTAAAACAGGGTCGGAAGGTATAGCCAAGGGAATAGTCAAGGCCAAAAAGGTTATAATCAGGAAAGCACCTCTCCACATCATCCGGCAAAATTTTTCTTGCTTGTTTATTCTTTCGTAATGTTCCACAGTCGGTTCTATCAGAGACATAAGCTATTCCCCCGTACTCATCGGCATTATATTTATTAATATTATTTTCAAAAAGGATTGACGCATAAGATTTATCACACGGCATAATTGGCATATTCAGAGTTACATCATCGCCCTGTTGCTTATGGTAAGAACTTATCTTCATAAGCGCGAGGTTATGTTTAGGTGCGTCCGTGTAGAGGTTAACTTTCATTTACATCCCCGCTATTGACGATGCCGGCCGGTGTTTCTTTTGTTGTCCAATTCTTTTCAGGAAATCTTCATTCCGCTTGTTCTTTGATTTCATGTCGTTGAGATAATAACAAAGATATTGAAATGCTTCACATATGTGACTATAAATGTTTTTGAAAGGTTGATCAGAGTATTCGTTTTGTGTGCCAGGAATGCGTTGCCTGTGATATCCTCCGTTTAATCCCTTTCGAAGCATTACACACTTTGGGGATATTATTAATCCCGGCTCTCCATCAATCATGCTGGTTAAAAATCCTTCCACCGCCGCAATACGAGGAAGTAACGCATTGGTTGGGCATGGCAATATCTGTTTTAACCCCATATCCCTCAATACTTCATAGCAGGTTGATTCATCTGTAGGTGAACGAGACATTCCTGATGGATCCCCGTATCCTCCTTGTATTGGAATACCAAAATAATCTGAATTAAGGCTTGGTTTTACAATGTTGTTCATAAATCCTTTAAGCCCCATCCCATCAGAAACAAATTCATCCAAAACAAGCACCCTCCCGCGAGACGTTGTTTGACAAAGAAGTAGTGATGGATTTAAGCCATAATCCATTCCGCAAAACAACGGTCGGTCTTCCATCGGTTGAATAACAGAAAGAGCAACGTGGGTATTATCGTTGTACTGCTCAATAACAACCTTTCCTTCCTGTGTGTACCCGTATTTTCCTTCGATATACACACGAACGTATTGATCATTTTTCCCAATTGCGAGGTTTTTGTAATAACCTTTGGCGAGGTTTTTAAGATTTTCTGCCTGAGATGATAATCCAGATGGTTGCTTAAATATAGCGGCCGTAGATGGTTTTTTTGTTTCAAAGAATTTATACCACTCGCTATTTTCATCCGGGGGGTTGGTATCCATGATAATCCCACACCAAGTACATCCGCCGTCTTTCTTTCCCGGGTAACGGTTAATACGTCCGTCCAGCGCGTCGATAATGTCCCAATTAACCTCTCTGGCTTCATTTACCCATGCACCGGTGAGTTCCAGTGAAAGAAGATTGGCCACTTGCTCGGGACGGTCGAGGGCGCGAAAGAGAAGTTCTATCCTGACACCGGGGAATTTTGTGATTGTGTAATTGTGATTTGTGACAGAGTATTCGCCAAAAACTGATTCTGGCAACCAGTCCATAACAGTGCGGATTGTCGTGTCTTTCAACATCCCATACGTGTTACGAATTATTGCCCACCGCGTACGACGAATGCCGTCTTGCGAGGGCACCTGTTCGTGTGCGCGACGAATGATTTCCATGAGACAACCGCTCGACTTGCCCGATCCGAAGGGGCCCATCAGTCCACGAATTCGCTTATTCGACATTGCAAATTTCTTAATCGTTGGCACATCCGCATAATCATAAACTATTTGGTAAGGTTCTGGCATTGTTTTACCTTAACTGATTCTATGTGCAAAGGTATGTTGTTGCGATACGACACTTCCGTTTCTCCATCGGTAAGACGCTGTAGCATTTCGCAGCACTGATCCCTTGTTTCTGCTCCAAACCCAAAAACAAGACTTTCCGTTCCTCTGATATTTTTTATCCAATCAATGATCGTATACAATACTGTTTTACGACAATTAAACGGCTTTGTGCATACAGAAAATGCTATATTGGATGCTTGAACTGTATAAGATTGTTGTTCTTCGATAAACTTTACTTTTGACCCAACTGGAAGAATAGAATTTGCAAAATAAACATTTCCTATTTTTTTCATTTTAATACCTCGAAAGATTTAAGTAGGAAGGTTTTCCGTTGCTCACTATCTCCTGAAATACCACCGGCACATCTTCCTTCTTTTCCGGCCTGTAGTTCTCAATATTATAAAACAATTCATTCATTAACACAAGATCTTCCGTGCAGCAATGTGAATAACCGTCTTTTTCGTACTCTCGGCTCCGGCCAGATCCCACAAGTTTTACCGGAATTTCCTCAAAATTTATGTAGTTACGAATAACCTCGGCGCCGCGCCAAAGAAGAAACGGCGTAATCGTATAAGCAAAAACTGTCTTCCCTTCCATGGCCAAGCCAACCGCCATACAAAGCATCGTGTGTTCCGCAGCTCCGCAGTTTATGACGCGCTCTGGGAAATTGTGCCGGTGCCAATCAAAGATACCATACCCGACATCTCCTAGAAGCAACCATGTGTCTTTATTATGTTTCATGTGAAACATTAGTTGGCGAGCAAATTCATTTCTCATGGTAAAACTCCTTTAATAAAAAATACTCATCTTTATTCAATTTGCGATAGTGGCCGGCAACTCCTTCAAGATATGGTATCGGTTCCGGACGATAAACCAAAATCTGTCCCATCGCCTTTTTCATAAAAGGCAATATCCGATCTTCTAAGTCCTTAATCGAAACTTTATCATACGCCGAATACCCATTGGCGATAACCCAGAGCTGGATATTCGGGACTGGGATATCGACCATTAGGCGCAGTGCCTCCCACATAGATCCCTCCGCCCACTCACCATCCGAGCTTACGCAATACACTGTTCTTTCCGGTCGCGCCAATGCCATACCGAGCGCAATTGGAAATCCCATGCCAAGACTACCGGTGCTGCAATGAACATCGCCGCCACGATCAGGATGCGTTCGAAAATCTTTGGGAACGTCGAGGCCGAGGTCTTCCATGATCACTCTTTGAGCAAGGTAGCAGTGTCCAGCGGAAAGGACGACTTTGTCTTCCGGATGCTTGCTCAGGTAGATGTCGCGCAGCGGCACGACGGCGTTCAGGCACGAGCTTATGTGGGCCAGTTGGTTCTCAAAGCTGTGCTTGATTATTTGTCGTTTGTAAAAGTTGGATGATTTCATGTTAATACCCCACAAAAAACTGGAAGATTCTTTTTCTCGCGCTCCACCACCAAAATGCCAGCGACAATCTTTTTCCCCGGATAAATCTACTGATCTTCTTTTTCATCTTCCCTCCGTTGTTTTTCCATCACTTCCTTGAAGGTTGGTTTTGTGGTATAATCATATTTATACTGAACGGTTCTGCCTGCTATTTTATCAAAATAATAATAAAACACAAACTGCGAAACACTTTCATTCTTTTGTGTTATCGCTATTCGGAAAGAAGAAACAATTTTAATCATCCACCACCACTTCTGTCTACAAAAACCCCACCACGGTAACGGAGAGGGAACCCTTGGGTATTTAATTTTAACGATACTGACCTTCTTGTTTTTCCCGATATGAAGTTCTACGTTTATACTCTTCGTATTTCCCTGTAATATACATCTCTTTACAATCTTCATAGCCCTCCCTCCAGTTCCAGAATTTCTTTTACTGTTTTTGCCAATCCGGTGCAAATGTTATATTTTGGCTTCCAACCAAGTTCCTTAATTTTATTGTTATTTACCAACCAATGATCAGAGTCGTAATCACGGAAAGAGCCATGGTGTTTGTTTATTTTTACTTGCGCCCCCATGATTTTCCCAATATCTGTGGCAATTTCCACATTGGCATGTTGCTCTCCGGAACTCACGTTATAAATACTTCCATCGAGTTTTCCCTTTAAAAGAATAGTAAATACGGCGCTGATAAAATCATCAACGTGTATCCAATCGTGTACTCCCGGGTAAATATCAACCGGTTCTCCAGATTTTATCTTTCGTATTACCGTTGGAATTAATTTTGATTTATTTTCGTATTTACCATAAACCGCCGATGGACGAACAATTACCGTTGCTTTACCAAATTCTTTGGCGAACCCTTGGCAAAGAAGGGTGCCCATTCCCTTCGTGGCTTCATAAAAGTTAGTGGGGTTAATCGGATCTGTTTCCCGCATAGCTCTGGGCATCCTACCATATTCTGAGCTGCTTCCAATATACACAACCGGACAATCCCATTTTAAAGAAACTGAAAGAGTACGGTAAAGAAGCCGCACATTGGCCTCGTACATCTTTGCAGGGTTGCGGACCTCTCCAGCTAAATAGAAAACAAGATCGTAGCTTCCGACTCCGGTAAGAGTTTTTTGCCAATCACGTCCGACTGCATCGTACTCAACTCCCCTTCCCTGTAGATGTTCGCAAAGATTGCGGCCGATAAATCCGGTTGCCCCAGTTATCAATGCTTTCATGTTTTCTCCTCCATGTGCTCGGCCTTTGCCAGAGAAATATAGTGAATAATTTTATTGCAGTCAGACTCATTGACTCCTTTTGTGAGCATCCGGTAAGCATATTTTATTGTATCGGCCAGCGCCTTAACGCCAAACGAAGATAGCGATTCGTGTGGTTTTGCCGCCCGGTAGAGATCTATTGGTTCTACGGATCCACTACTTTTATAGTGCGGACTTCCTTGCTTTTTTAATTCGTCCCATGTTTTATTTTCCATTTTGCGTCACCTCGATGAATCGTGTTAGTCGTTTTTGGAATTCTATCTCGGCATACTGGTATCCCGCTCTTATTTTTTGACTATCAATGGTGTACCTGGCAATAGCCGCCTCTTCTACGCCCCATCCAATTCCCCCTGCCTCCCAATTGCCGCCGACGCTGATCTGCTCTTTTGTGTACGAACCGTCTGGAATGATAACAACTGGGCAGCCGCAAAGTCTTGCGATATCCGTCATGGCTGTGCAGTTATCATAAACATATAAAAGCTCGCACTTGTTCAGCAAATCACATAATTTATCCTGGCCATCTTCTCCCCTGAATCCTTCTTTTTTTCCCAGGAGAGGGTAATTACATAGCGGATGATCTGGCTGTGTACCTTTCCCCCTGTAAACCATTCTTCCGCATCTTTTTATATGCTTATCGTAAAAACGATCAAGTTCCAGATGTGGGCAAAATAAAATATCTTCTTCCGGTAAACCAATTTTTGAATTATATATCTGTGAATAAATAAAGAAAAAGTCTGTATCGGAATAACCAGCAAGAGAATTTGGCCCTCCGCATACCCCAGGAATGTTTAACAAATAACGGACAACTGTTTCCGCACCAAAAGGATTTCCTTGGATAATTTCTGGGTAAACGGCTATGCTCTCAGGGATTCCGTCTTCCATGACCAAGACCATATCCCATTTTTTGTTCTGGACCGGTGTATTGATATAAACACACTCACCCCTCTTCTGCAGTTCAACTGCCATCCTGTGCATCACAACTATACCCCCTGAAGCGTTGTCAAAGGATGGTGCCCAGATAAAATATGGTTTTCTCATGGTTCAATAATCTCCTCTTCGTCGTTTTCAATATCTATCGGAACTGGCTCTGTTGGGTTCAGGGCGTTGCCAAGAAACTTCATATTCATCCCAGATCCTTCCAATTTCTTTGTATCTCCCAGATTTGCAAGGCAAAAATAGAAACCGGCACCGCCTCCCCCAGGTTTTTCTTTCGACCTCAGCCGAGCTTCCAGCTCTTTCACTTCGACCTTCAAAAGCTCTTTAATAATCGTGATCTTCAGGGCATCGCTCTTTTTTGCCATTTGGAGAATTTTATTGCGCCCGCCCATCTTCTTCAGCACCCAAAGCAGGTCGTTCTTTAGTTTTGCCTCTTTCTTTGTCAGGACTTCTCCGTCAACTTCCTGATCTTCTCCCGGGTCGTCTTCAGGTTTTTCCTTTTCCGGCGGCGGAATATACTTTCCTGTTTTTATCAACTCGCGCTTAATGGCAAGAGCTTCCTGCGCTTTCTTAATCGCATTTCTTTGCTTCTCAGAAACTTCTTTCTTGATTTCTTCCTTTACCGCTTTTTTGACAGCACCGCGTTGCTTCTTGGGGACGCGATTCGTTATCACTTGATTAATAATATCTGATCCCTTTGGCGGACTGCCAGGCTTGCTTCCGGTCACTATTTTACCCTCCCCAAAACCGCCAAGCCTTCTTTTTTACCTTCAAAAATTAACTCCCATCGACGATCTTTTTTAATATCACTTTCATACCAATCGTGAAGTTCAGGAAGAAGCTTATGGCCAACAACATCATGCAGGCAAAGATAGCCTCCGGGAACAATCTTGTTCTTTACGATATCATACCCTAACTTCATCGATACCAGAAAGTCAAGATCAAGAAAGCAATAGTGCATGCGCTCGATCATCCAGCAGCACCCATCTTCTATCAATCCCTTTATTAACCGCACGTTATACAGTTTTTGCCGGTTTAATTCCGCACGTTGACAATCATAAGATAGCCCCTCTCTGCCAAAATTGCTATAATGCTCATCCATACAGGTGGTTTCGTGTGCTTCAGCGGAAGAGCCGAGTTGTTTCGGATGCCCCTCAAAAGTATCAAATCCGTAAACAATACCGCGTTCTTTCCATAATTTACCCAATGCCTCGACTCCTCCGCC